GTTTATAGTATGAATTGGAAAGAAGAAGCTCTTGTTCATGCGAAAGACCAAGATCCTAAAGAATCTTGTGGCTTGTTATTAAATATTCGAGGAAAAGAAAGATATTTTCCTTGTCGTAATTTATCAATGACTGATCATCAATGCTTTATTCTTGATCCAGAAGATTATGTAAAAGGTAGTAATTTAGGTGAGATAACAGGTATTGTCCATAGTCATCCTGTAACACCTCCTGTTGCTAGTCAGGCAGATCAGATCAGTTGTGAACAAAGTAATCTTCCTTGGCATATTGTTAATCCAAAAACAGAAACTTGGGGATATTGTGAACCTTGCGGATATAAACCACCATTATTAGGTAGGCAATGGGTATGGGGTATTACTGACTGTTGGTCTTTAGTAAAAGATTGGTATAAAGAGGAAAAAGGTATCGAACTTAAAGATTGGGATAGACCAACGACACCAGAAGAGTTTATTCTTAACCCCTTGTTTGAAAGTTGTGCTTGGAGAACGGGTTTTAGAGAGTTAAGACCAGATGAAAAATTAATAAATGGCGATGCTTTATTAATGTCTATTGGATCTCCTGGTTTAAATCATGTAGCTATTTTCTTAGATGGAGATGTTTTACATCATTTAACCGATAGACTATCTTGTAGAGAG